ATAAGCTGTGCGTCATTGTCAAATAATCTCAAGTTTATTTTTCTTTTATTCATTACTTACCTCCCTGCTGCTCTTCTAATTGCAGCGTTAATAAAATCATTACTGTTTTCTTTTCCTCCTGCTCCTCCTGACTGAGCACCTGTACTCACTCTGTAAGTGCCGGAAGATTTTTCCGCAAATTTAGGATTTTCTTTTAAAAACTTATCTGCTGCCTTCTCAAAGTCAGTCTTATCATCTACCAACTTTGAAACTTTGAACATCACATAGTCTAAGTCATCTGCCTTAACACCTTTAGAAGTCAGCACCTTTTCATTTTTCATCTGCTCTACTTCCTTCAGTGCATCATCCCTTTCCTGCTGTAACTGTTCCGTTTTCGGCTGATTTGCAGCTCGCTGTGTTTTAAAGTCCGTAATAGCCTGTGTTACTTCTTCCTCTGTCATTCCTTGACCACGGAAGAAATTAGCCAGCGCTGTTCTTTCTGACCTTTCTACCCTTGCATTTGCGATTTCTTCCAACTGCTCATAAGTATACGTTCCGGTTCCATGTGCCCCAGCAGCACTCCCAGCGGTATTCTGGCCGCCGCCTCCAGTTCCGGTATTTCTACTCTGTCCACCTGCAGAGCCAGCTCCTGTACCGTCTTCAAAAAGCTGCAAATTCATTTTATATCTCATTCTTTCTACCTCCGTTTTGCCTCGACAGGCTCCCGAGCTTTTTACGTCTTCACGTTTTGGACATAAAAATAAGACGCTTCACCCCGCATCTCAAAGGGGGATGATGGACCACCGCCTTTCTATTCTCTGACAATCTTCACGCAATCTGGATACTGGACTGCAATATCCTCAAAAGCAATCACCATAGCCTGAAACAGAGCATCACCACAATGCTCATCTGATACATTCCGAATTTCCAAATGACCATCACTGACTGTTACATTTGCCCATCCTCGCTCTTCCGCAAAGTTCGCTACCATCTGGCTAATGGCAGAAATTCCATTGCATACAACAGGATTTCCTGCATGTCCGTCAATGATAATACCATCTTCCATATACTTAATTTTTGTCATGATATTTCTACCTCGGTTCAATTTTATTGCATTTCACACATCTCTTTACATAACTCTTACTTGCTTTATCATAATGTTTTCTGTATTTATGCTTACAAAATCTTTGTTTTAACCATTTCAGCATTCCCATACCTCCTAAAAATGGGTATAAAAATACCACTCACTCCGAAGAATGAATGGTATCTATACAACAGCTTTCATAGCCTTGTCATATTCAATCTTTAATTTTCGTTTGAAATCCTCAATTTCTTCCGGCTTCATACCGGGTTCTGCGGAAGCACAAATATACGGAACCTCATCATTTAAGATTTCTGTAGCCTGTGGTTGTTCCTCGTGCATTTCATCGTAATAGCGTACCAGAAATCCCTCTAATTCATCCGAGAAATCATATATGTCTTCTGGAGTATTTTCCAAAAAATCTTTAATATAATTCATTATTTTTTCAAACATCTCTCCACTCCTCTTTCTTCTTTTTGCTCCTCACTATCGAAACTATATCGTCTGTTTCCTCATTCTTAATAACTACCAAATGACGTTCTTCATCGAAATAAACCAACTTCTTTTCGCCTTCTCTGTAATTAGGTGTTCCCTTGATAAATTCTATCAATTCTTTTTCCGTTATCTCTGGAACTCCCGGTTTATTCATTCTTGGCAAACGACTCAGAGCATGATCGGACATATATATTCCTTCTCTCTCAAATCTTACATACGCATCTTTCGATTTCTGTTTGAATTCTGGAGACCAGTCCTTTTTATCAATCTCAGAATATGTATCTACTTTTTTCTTCAGAACACTAAACTTCTCAGGCTCATTATACTTCATCTGCCGGAACTTCTCAAGGCTTCCAATATCATCTCCTAAGATATTTTTATAATGCTTATATTGGCTACTGTCTCTACCTGCATTTCTAAGCATTTCAGGAGTATATTTCCTATTCTGCTCCTTTGTATTTGTTGCCAGCCTTCCATTCATATCCATGTAAATTCTTTCACGCTGCTGCTTCACTCCCATTTTATTACAAAATGTAGCATACTCATACAGCTGAGCTTGATATCTTGCCTTTTCTATTGTTATTTCATCTACATCTACTCCACCACTCTTTAGGCCGGCTATTTTAGACCTTTGTGCCCGCATTGCTGTCTCCATCTGCCTCTGCTTTTGGGTTATGCCGTATGTATCCAGCTCTTTTCCTTTCCAGTATCGTGTTCGACTCTCCAATTCGTTTTGCTCATCCAGCCATTCATCACTCCACTGCCTCTCAGATACCCCAACAACAAAGAGATAAAAGTCATGGTAACAGCTCGCTCCTTGCAGACCGGTCACAGTCCCAAGTCCACACACACTAACAAGTTCTTCATAGCTATAAACCCGCCCCTGCCATACTCGGTGCGTTGGTCTTGCTCCTGCGTGCCAATCTACTTCAAAGTGATTTGTTCCCAGTTTCTTCGCATTATAAAAATTAAGATGTCCTGTAATCTGCGAAACTCCTGTTAAAATGCTTCTGCGTACCGCCACCGGAACTCTATTGGTGTGCCCTGTTGCATAATCTACCGTTCTAAGCCCGCTGTTTGTCATTTGGGTTACAACACGTCTTATTACGGTATTATAATCAAACGCACCGCTTAGCAAATCCATAATGGCTGTGTCTACATATTTTTGATAATATTCCGAGAAAGGAGTAAAAACTCTTTTATTTCCTATTAAAACAGAATAACCATAAGACTGTGCAAGGTTCTTCAGAACATCTTGTGTCTGCTTGCTTACTGCTGCGGATATCTGTTTTAACTGTTCGTTTTCTTCTGCCGGGATAAATTCCTGATTAACCTGCTCATAAATGCTCTTATCCCTTACATACTGCCATTCTGCTATATCATCATAGAGTTTAAACATTTCCGGATAAGTAGCGTTTAGGGCTTCTTTCAAGATACGTTCCACTTCTTCTGTGGATTTTCCCATTTCCACCAGCCTGTTAATCTGATAATCAGCAGTAGAAGTGATTTTTCCAGCTTTTTTTATTCTTCTGACAATATCCTCAATGATACGATTTTCTGCTTCCAGCCATATATGCTCCATTCTCAGGGACATTTTGTCTGTATCCGGTTTCTTCATGTTATCACTCCATTACCCCATTTACCTCCGGAAGCTTTTTCTCTGCTTCTTCCTCTGTTTCTCCGTACCATTTCGCTCTATACTCTGCCAGCGACATAACACCCATACTAACGTCCTGCCTGTCACTCTGTCTTTCTGCCTGTTTATCCTCAATAATAGAGTCATCAAAATCCACTACTATCTCCGTTTCAGGGTTGACAGAAACTCCTATCACCTTTCCAAGCCTAGCAATAATCCGGATGAGTTCTTTTAACACAGGTTCTAAAATTAATTCGTGCTTATTGATACTCCTGAACATATCACTATTCTCAGATATAACCTGAGTTGCTGTTTGGATACTTCCATTTTCAAAGCGATAATGGTTTTGACCAAAGCCACATTTCATAGAAAGCATATTCAAACTGTCATTGATGCCTTTTTCATGCTGCTCCGCCCTGATTTCCATATCCACACTTTCTATTGGCTTTCCTCCATCTTTCAGGAAACCTTCCGGAAGCTGATAAAAAATCACATCATCTGGGTCAAATACCGGATTTCCATATAAATCCATCCCCAGCATTTCAGGAGCTACAAATATCCTTTTCTTCCCAAGTGTGAACTCATTTATGTAAGAGTCATAAATAGAGTCAATGCCTTGCAGTACATCAAGGCTATTCGCAAAAATAGCAACTCCCATAGGATTATCACTATGCCAGTTATTGACGATATTTAATCGGTCTATCACAAACTGCCTTTCTTTTGAACCGGTTCTCACGCATTCTGCCATGCCTTCAAACCCTTTTAAAGAATTCCACTCCGATACAGGAATTTCTTTTCCCGCTCCTGCGGTATTTTCTACTACATGATTTTCAATTATATATTCGTCATCCTCTATTTTATGTATTTGGATATGATTGTATTTCTTGGTTCCAATTACTTTCGGAAATACAAAAGCACACTCTGATATATACCCATTACACCATGATAAAGGATATATGTTCTCCGCTGAAACATAGTTAATTTTCACATCACCGCTTCCGGTTAATATATCCCCACTTCCATCTATTCTGATGTTGTTCAGATAAGGAACGTATGCAACTGTACCGGTGTAGGCTTTTCTTTCCTGATAATCATTTCCAACTACAAAAAAGTTATTTGCATTTAACACATCCATTACAAAGTCACTGGTGGAGTTGTCCTGTATTGTGATTTGCACACGTTCATTCAAAAGCAAGTCTGCAATATCCTCTGATACCTTCTTTGCCATGCCTAATCCCAATCTTTTGCAAATGACGTGTTCTTTTCCATTCCACATCTTATAACGATGGAATTTTCTTACACTCCCTATATACCAGCTTTTCCATGTATCAATCAGTGTATAAAAGCCAGAATTAAGTGTGTCATATCCGGCTTTATTCAAATATTTAATAATATTCAATGTTATTCCTCTCTTTCTCCTGCCGGAAGGAAATATTTAATCTTGTCCCATAATCCCATAACCAAATATCTCCATGCGTCACAGCAATGGTCATCCACTTTCATAGGTTTTTCTTTTCCTAACTCAACAGATTTTGCATCGTACTCGTAGGTTCCCATCTCACGAATTAAGTTTTCCTGACTTTCTGAAATTGTCATAATCTGATATGTTAAACACTTCTGCACCCGTTGAATACCAACGGATACATCATTTTCTGCATCTTTTACAGATATTCCGTACATTCTGCTTTCCATTGCCAGTCGTTTAATTTCCTCTGCCAATCCTTTTGCAGAAGGATCTATATAAACATAAAAAGCATTACACGAATATTTCTCATGTAACGCATCTGTAAAACTTATCAGCTCCCTTGCATAATCAGAAGGACTCTTTTGCTTTCCGGACTCTCTACCAGAATGATAAAACTCGCCAAGGCCCTCAAACTTACGCTTATGGATATTGACTCCTGCTGCCTGATACGTTGTTGCATTCTGCTGCCCATAATCCACACCAATACCAATTAGCTTATAAACATTACCTTCTGGCTCATGCCTGTGGTTATCATTAAACATATAGTAAATCAAATCATCGACACCGATACACTCTCCCAGCCATACCCAACGATAAAGGCGATAATCTGTTTCTTTTAATAACTCAGCAGACTCTAAAAGCTTCTTTCCAATCCAACTGATTGGCACATCTCTGTAATCTACATGCTTATGTATGGTGTCTTCTCTCATTTCCATTTTCAAACACCATACATTTATAGGAGCATTTGGGTTCTTTGGTGGATTATACAGATATACCATGCGAAAACCTTCGTCATTTCCTCGGACAAAGGTTGCTTCAATGTTTGTTAATTCATCTTCTCCCTCACCTACATCAAAAAACTCCGTAAGCTCATCCAGAATTACTAAGCGGATAGGCTTATCTTCATCAATAATACCTTTCGTATCATCTATACTGTCAGAACCGGAGAAATAAATAACATTTCCGTTTTTCTTATATCTAATTTCCATTGGAGATACACCAATATCGAAATCATCTTTACTGAGTCCCAATCGCCCTATGGCACGTATCATTTCTTTATAGACAGTTTTTCGTAATTTATTATGTCTTTTTCTTAAAACCACGACTGCTGCTGGCTCATCACTCACAATCGTGCTTATGCCCAGTATTCCGGAAAAACTTGATTTCGTACCGGCTCGACCAGATGTGATAATCTGATGCTCATGTTCTGTATCATCCAAAATATCCCAAAACTCTGGAATTACTACATCGTGAGGATCTTTCATTCTAGATCCAGTTTCTGCGTTGTTTTCTTCCGTCTTTTGAACCTTTTCTTTTTGTACCTGCATTAAATTTATCTTTGCAAGCTGTTCTGCATGGTCTATTTCGGTCTTTTGACTTTGCCCCGCATACTTTGCAATCGCCTCGTAAGCTTTTACATTTCCAAGCAATCCCTCTTTTATCATTGCCATATTTAAAGCCGACTCCAAAGTGCACTCAATGCCGAGTGACTCAAGAACCGGCTTCCATTCAGGGCTATCTATTTCTGTGGTAAGCAGCTGGTTTAAGGTCTTCCGGAAGTTCGCTTTCCTTCGTCTTGCTTCACCGCTTGCTTTGCCTGCCTTTTTTGCAATTTCCCGTAGTTCCCCCGTGGTTCGATTATCAAATCCTTTATCTTTTATGTTTTCATAACCTGCCATCACCTCACCTTCCTATCTGGTTTATTTTAAATAGACCCTCTGGGGTTCGAACCCAGGACTGCCCGGTTATGAGCCGGGTACTCTAACCTGCTGAGTTAAAGGTCCTTGTGGGTATTAGAAAAGACACCCT